AGCCTTAACAGAAGCAGAGCAAGAAGAAGATAAATTGTTCTGGGAGGCATTTGACGACCTTACAAAGTTCTTAAGAGAAAAAACAAACTGTTCTGTGTTAAGATGTGAAATAGCAGAAGCAGATGATATTATTGCACGTTGGATACACAAACACCCTAATGATGAGCATTGTATTGTTAGCAGTGATACAGACTTTGTACAACTGTTGGCAGATAATGTAACACAATACAATGGTATTACACAAGAACTTCATACACTAAAAGGTATCTTTGATGATAAAGGTAATCCTGTTATAGATAAGAAAACAAAACAACCTAAAGAAGTTCCTAATCCTGAATGGTTGCTATTTGAAAAATGTATGAGAGGTGATACTAGTGACAATGTCTTTAGTGCATTTCCTGGTGTTCGTAAAAAAGGTACAAAGAATAAAGTTGGATTATTAGAAGCATTTGAAGATAGAAAGAACAAAGGCTTTAATTGGAATAATATGATGCTACAACGTTGGGTAGACCATAATGGAGATGAGCATCGTGTATTAGATGACTACAATAGAAATGTACATTTGATTGATTTGACACAACAACCACAAGAGATAAAAGACTTTGTTGATAATCATATTGATGAAACTGTAGAAGAAAAACATCAAACAATGGTTGGTGCAAAGTTCTTAAAGTTCTGTGGCAAGTATGAATTAAACAAAGTGGCAGACAATGCCGACAAATATGCAGAATTTTTACAAGCAGGATATACAAAATGAACTACAGTTTAAAACCAATAATAGATGAAAAGTTTTGGATCATAGAATCTGATGGACAGAAATGTGGAACTCTACGTCATGTTGATAAAGAGAAATATGAAATCAATTATAGGAATGGTGTGATAACTGTAACAGACAAAGTAAAACTACAAGAAGACTTTGGTATAGATATAGAAACAAATGTCTTTAGACAAGATGTTAAACAGCCTATAGTTGAAGTTACAAGAAATACAGATGAAAGACACGTTGGAGATGTACACGGTTATCCATCTGCAAGTAAACCTTACAATGAAGTTTATGATGTAAGAAAGAAACTGCCTTTGTATTCTAAAAATGAAAAAAGTCAAAGTATGCATTGTGCAGGATATTATGTAGTTAGATATGAAAATGGTTGGACAAGAAGTTTTTGTCCTAAATTAGTAACATTAGAAAAATATGAATTTTTTGGTCCATACAAAACCAAAGAAGATATGTTAACAATGTTAAGGAAAAAATCTAAAGAAGATGATTGATATTTTATATGCAATATTAATTTTAGCAGGAATATATTCTATACCTGTTGCTATGCTTCTTAAATGGAACAAGGAAAAGTGAATGTCTTTACACATTACAAACTTTGCACACTTGGTAAACAGTACCAAAGAACAAAATAAACCTGAAGTTACAATGTCAGTTAGTCAAGCAAACTTATTACTAACAGATATAATTGACCTGCAATCCAAATTAATTGGTACACAAGAGCAACTAATTAAAGCATTGGAGCAGAACAACGCACCCACTACAGGGTCCATGGACGCAGGTTCTTTCAAGTCATAATAGTAGCACTTTACTACCTTATTTGATAAATAATATTACATAAGGAGAAGTAAAAGTGAGTAGACCGAAACCAGTTATTCTAGTAGAAAAAGTCGATAAAGATTATAAGACTGATCAGATTCTAGCCTCAGAAGGCATCTGGGCAGTATTCTATGAGAACAAGCCAATCAATCTTAAAAGTTTCAATGCTATGGTTGGTTATGCAAGTCCCAAATATAAGAAAGTTTCATTTTCAAATCCGGGTCATGCCATCAATTTGGCAAAGAAATTAAACAATCTATTCAAATGTGACAAGTTCACAGTAGTACTATTGAATGCTGGCAAATGCATATATCCGGAATCAACAAACGACAGTTAACACAACTTCTGTTGGATAATTCCAGCCAATTAAATGGACACACGGCTGAAACCATATATCCACTAGTTTGGGCCAACTTCAGAGATACAGGCGGTTTAAGACTCACAAGATTTGGTAGACAAGTGTTCGTAGAACATTGTAATATTGAATTCACTCCTATTACCTTAAAAACTCCCATAAGCAATATGAAACAAGTACTTTACATGGATAAGGTACTAGAATGCCCATTTTTCATACACGGCACACCACAAGCAAAAACGAATAAAATGGATCTATTCGGAGATCACGTCGCTACAATGTTGGCTTTATATGATGGCGATTTAGACTTATATTTAGAAGCAAATAAACCACTGTAACTTATACCCATCTTACCCTGTTTGCCCGTATACGGCCCTTAAATAAGCGATTAAACTACCATATTATGGGCATTTTACCCTACACAAAAAGCCTTATTTTATGCGGATAATAAAAAAAGGTTGACGTATACAGTAATGGTGTTATTATTAAAATATAGAAACAGGAGAAAAAATGTTAAGTTTTATAGGATTATGTGCAATACTTTTTGTTTGTATTAAGTATTTCCCAGAGTTAATCAAATTTGGAATCAAAGTTTTTATAGTATTATTGGTGTTATGGTTGTTCTTAGCAACCCTGGCATGGATATTTGGGTGGAGTTTTGCATTACACTTTAATGATGCATTATTCCAATTATCAACAATGAAAGCAATAGGAGTATAATATGAGTGCAAAAATGTATGCAATGGTAGAAGACAATATAGACAAGTACTACACAATAGCAGAAGAAGTTATTGGTGAATGTGAACACATCGAAGAACTTTATGGAAAGATGGAAGAGCACAAAAACTTACTAGAAGGTTCAGATGAGAATTACGAAGATGGACTTGGAATGTTGTGGAACGAATATTGGTCAAAATATTATTAAAAAAATAGTTGACAGATATTAGATCGGTGCTATTATTAAAATATGAAAACAGGAGAAAACATGAACAAGACTTTTAAACTTTATCAAATTCATATTAACAAGCAAGAGCATGATAAGATTAATGCTGAAGGACATGATTCTGTGCCAAAGCACAAAGCCAGTCTTGATATGAAAATAGGTTTGAAAAAAGATATTTCAGGCTTGGCAAAAGATGCCTGGGATAAAGGTTACTTTACTCATGTTTCAAACATTACTGCAAAGAATTTGGAAGATGTATTTCATGTAGGTAATGTTGGTCCAGAAGAACAAATTGATAGAATTGCTCCAATGTATTCCGTTTCCGTTGGAGATATTGTAGAAGATGAAAATGGTAAAATGTCAGTTGTAGCAGGAATTGGTTTTCAAGATGTTGCATAAAAAGGTTGACAATATCATAAACGGTGTTAATATTAAAATATAAACAATAAACAATGACAAAGAAATCAGGAGAAACTATGTCACAAGCACTAACAGAAAATAGGACGGTTACAAGTATTGAAGCTCAAAAGGCTATACTTAAGGCGTTCAAGCAAAAGAGACCTGTCTTCCTTTGGGGACCGATGGGTATTGGTAAATCAGAATTGATGCAAGGCACTGTAGATTCAGGTGTACTTGGTAATGCATTACTCATTGATTTGAGAATGGCACTTATGGAGCCAACTGATATCAAGGGTATTCCTTTTTATAATAAAGAACTTGGTCTTATGGATTGGGCTCCCCCAATCGACCTTCCAACAAAAGAGTTGGCTAGCCAGTATGATACAGTTGTATTGTTCTTGGACGAACTTAACTCTGCTCCGCAATCTACACAGGCGGCGGCTTACCAACTAGTTCTTAACCACAGAGTTGGTAATTATGTACTGCCTGACAACGTTGTAATTGTTGCCGCTGGTAACAGGGAGACAGATAAAGGTGTTACTTATAGAATGCCTGCTCCGTTGGCTAACAGATTTGTACACTTAGAAATGAGAGTTGATTATGATTCTTGGTTGCAGTGGGCTATTGATAATGAAATTAGTTCAGATGTAATTGGTCATATTACAGTTCACAAGCAGGACTTGTTTGACTTTGATGCTAGGTCTTCTAGCAGAAGTTTCGCTACTCCTCGTTCTTGGACTTTCGTAAGTCAACTTCTTGAAGATGAGGACACTGACGAAGAGACACTTGCAAATTTGGTTTGTGGTGCAGTTGGTGAAGGTGTTGGTGTTAAGTTTATGGCTACTATGAAGAACAGTGGTAAACTTCCTAACCCAACAGATGTTCTTAACGGTAAGGTTAAGAAACTAGATAAGAGTGTTGAAATTTCAGGTAGGTACTCACTTACAGTTTCAATGTGTTATGAATTAAGAGAAGCATATGAGAAAAATGGTTCTAAAGACATTGAAGGTTTCCATAAACTTGCAGATAACTTCTTTAGGTTTATGATGGATAACTTTGAAACTGAAATGGTTGTATTGGGTGCAAGGGCGGCACTTGTAACATACAAGATTCCGTTGAGACCTAAGTACCTTAAAAACTACAAAGAGTTTTATGACAGGTTCGGTAAGTATATCAAAGCCAGTCATAATGCCTAGTTCTCCTGCTAGGCAATTGAATGGGGGTTTTACCCCCATTCTCCTTTTAATAAATATTTTTATATGAAAAAGAAACTTAAAGATTTAGAACACTTAATGGCAACTGTAAGAGATGAAGATTGGGTACTTGTAATTACTCCAGAAGGACAATTAAAAACAGTACTAATGCCCAAAGATAAGAGTGCAATGACTTATACAGTAAAGCAAGTTTTAGGTGTAGCAGAATCAGGCATAGAAGAAATGATTGCTTCAGAATTTGAAGAAGAATTCCCTCATTTAGCACAGAAATTTAATAAAAAAACCTTACATTAACAGTTGACAGATCCAGTAATGATGCTATTATATAATAGTAATAAAGAAAAAAGAAGGTAAAAAATGTCATTTCAAACTAACAAAGGTACTAGTAAATTCCAATGTGAAGTTGGTTTTAAGACTGATCCTGAACTAGACAAAATTATTAGAGAGAAACTTATTCAGGCAAGAGTAAGTCTTCTTATTAAGCATCCATTCTTTGGTACACTTGCTACAAGGCTTGAACTTGTAAATGCAGATGATTGGTTGCCAACTGCCGCAACTGATGGCAGACGTTTTTATTATAATACAAAATTTGTAGATGCTATCTCAAATGGAGAAACTATGTTCTTGTTTGGACATGAAGTACTTCATGTAGTTTATGACCATATGGGAAGGTTCCCAGGTAGAGATAAGCAATTGGCAAACATTGCCGCAGACTATTGTGTAAATGGTGACTTGATCCAAAACAATGTTGGTGAACCAATTACTACAGTTGATATGATACATGATAAAAAATATTATGGTTGGTCATTTGAAGAAGTTTATGATGACCTTTATGAAAATGCAGACAAGATTGATATTGATTCTTTGATTGATAAAGTACTTGATGACCATCTTGAAGATGGTCAAAATGGTAGTGGTTCAGGAGAAGGAGAAGAAGGTAAAGAAGGCAAGAACAAAGGCAAAGGCAAGAAACGTCCTACACTTACAGAAGAAGAAAAGAAACAAATCCGTGAAGAAATGAAAGCGGCTGTAATGGGTGCGGCTCAAAGTGCTGGTGCTGGTAATGTTCCTGCTGGAGTTAAAAGACTTATTGAGCAGTGGACACAACCTAAAATGGATTGGAGAGCTCTGCTTCAGCAACAAATTGAAAGCACTATTAAGAGTGACTTTACTTTCCAAAAAGTAAACAGACGTTCTTGGCACATGGACGCAGTTCTTCCTGGCATGAACAATGATGAAAAGATTGATGTTGCTATTGGTTTAGATATGTCTGGTTCTATTAGTAATTCTATGGCAAGAGACTTCTTAAGTGAAGTAAAAGGTATTATGGATTCATATGAAGACTTTAACGTTAAGGTATGGTGCTTTGATACTTCTGTATATAATGAAGCAGACTTTGATCCAAGTAATGCTGATGAATTGATTGACTATATCCCACAAGGTGGTGGCGGTACAGACTTTGAATGTAATTGGGACTATATGAAGCAAAATGGTATTGAGCCTAAGAAGTTTATCATGTTTACAGATGGTTATCCATTTGGTAGTTGGGGTGATGAACTATACTGTGATACTTGTTTTATTATTCATGGTAATGAAGATATTGTTCCACCATTTGGTTCATATGCTTATTACACAAAAGAAGCAAATAAGAAAGCGGCATGAACGAGTTCGATATAGAAGCAAAATTATCGGGTGGTGCAGTTTTTGAAATAGGCGTAAAACAATCCAAAAGAAATAAAGCAATAAGAAGGATAGCAGAACCTTTAATGAAAAAATACTGGAAAGATAATGTTACAAATTTACACAGAATTTATCGTGTAGCAGAATATCTATTAGAAAGAAGTAAGCGAATAAAATGAGAGATGTTAATCCATTAAACGTTTTAAATCAAAGAGAGGTTAGTATTATGCCGCCTCACTTTACTAAAATTAATCACAAAGTAAACTATATGGGTTCAGGTAAAACTCATAATGATGTAGTTAATCATATTAAGAATTGGATATTTAATAATTTAGATGGAAGATTTACTGTAACTGAATACAGTCAAGTACCAAAAGAATCGCAAGGAGATTTCTTTTCGCCTACAAATTATAATGTAAATATTACTTTAGGATTTGAAGTGCCAGAGGAGTCTACATTTTTCTCTTTGGCTTATCAGACTGAGGAACAGAATTCTGATTCATATTAGATTCAGCAAGTTTTAAAAACTCTTCCATAGCATCTATGCCAGCAACACAATAAGCAGTACTACCTAATATTCTTGTAAAGTATTCTCTAATATCTACTTCCATAAAGTTTTCCATAAAGAATTGATTTAGGTTATCAATTTGTGTTTGTTTATAGTTTGTTATTTGTTCTGGTTTAATGTTAAAGTCTTTAACAAGAAGGTCTTCAAGTATTATGGCTCGCTTGACCCAATAATTGGCACCTTCGGCAGTATTCACAGCCCACTCAGAACTTGATTGACCACCATCTAATAGTTGTGAGAAATTGGCGTGTTTATTTTGTAACATATAAAGATATGTACAACCACTTGCCAAGTTATAAAAATAATGTGCTTGGCTACTTTCGTACTTGACTTCTGCTGGAGGTTCAAGTAAACTATAATCATTTGCTATAGAATTACCTATAGTGCTTAAAAATATTATGAATGCTATAATCAACTTTTTCATGGGTTTTTCCTGTGATGATAAATAATAATAGTAGTATATAATATATTTATACAAATCGGAGGACAGTATGTCAGAAAAAGAAAATCAAAGTACTGAAGCAGTAGAAACACCAGTAACGGATTCTGCTCCTATGTCCAGTACTCCACCAGCAAATAATCCAGATGCGGCAGGATTAAATGTTGGGGACCTTAAAAAAATGGTCCAAATAATCCAAACGTGTTCAAAACGTGGAGCCTTTAATGCTGATGAACTTGAAATAGTTGGGCAAACATATTCCAACCTAGTCAAGTTTTTAGTATCAACTGGTGCTATCAAACCCGCAGAAGATAAAAAAGAAACAGACAAACCTGCAACAGGTGTAGAAGTTTCTGAATCAAGTCCACAAACTGAAACACCAGCAGAAGAGCCTGCAACTACAGAAGCACCTGCTGAAGATACAACCA